TCGTGTTTATAGCATCCTCGATTTCTAATTCAGCGTCCTGCATATAGACAGGCGAGGTGGGACTTCTCTTTATTCTTCCTTTACTTGCATTGCGGGATGTTACCTTAAAGTAACCACCATAAACATATAAACCCCCTCCATTGTTCAGTTGAAATTTGTCGAAGTCGTCATTGGTACTAGTGCCGTCACTCCAAGAGTAAGTGAAGCAACTTGTATTCTGTGCTTTATTACGAGAGTCAAGCTGTCCGCACTGCAATTTTGCATTAGCACCATTTACTATAAAAAATTGACCAGTTACATGAACATATTCGTCCGTGATTTTCCATGTTGAAGTAGTGGAACTATTGTCACCTATTGAAATTTCAGCTTTAAACTGAAACATTGGAGAGGAGTTATTGACTCCGTCAATTTTCTGTACCGTTCCCACGCTTGGATTTGAGTCAATAGCAGTCTTAATACCATCGCTCGTAATATCCGAACCCGTACACACTAGCCGACCGTTTGATACAGTGTAAGTTGCCATTATGCGTAGTCCTTAGTTACTGACTCTAAGTTTCCACCTGAGTCATAGGTTAAGGTTTTGGTTAGATGCACCGCATCATTCTCGTCTTTCTCTACCACTTGAGTGAGCAAACCACTAGCATACGTAAACGCCTTACTACTAACTAATGTAAGCTTCTGGTTGTTCGTCCAAGTTGTCATGGCAGTCAACACTCCATCTGTGAATGTCGATTCTGTATAATTATCCGATGGATCGGGGTGGGTGTGGCTATCGCCACCTCCACCTCCGCCACCAGAGTTTATCTGCGCCTCAAGTTCCTTGATCTTAGAACCCAGCTTATCGCCAATCTGGGCTAAGATATCGGTCATCAGGCTATAGCAGTATTAAATGCAGACTCGAAAGTAGAGTAATCACCAAGTGGTGTAGTATTTACTACAAGACCATTTGCGTTAGGTACGGTACAAATACCTGTAACATTACCTGTGACATTACCCGTAACATTTCCAGTCAGATTCGCAGTAACGGTTGCAGCAGTAAGATTAGCTGCAGCTGTGCCAAGCTTCAACTCCCAGGTGCTTTCGTCATTATCCCAAATAAGACCTGCTTTAGGATGTGGATCACCATCTTCATTATTGCCACGATTTACATTAAATCCACCTGTTGATGCAGTAACAGAACCATCAGAGGCTAAGTTAACCTCAATGGTATTATCTGCTACACTAACCTCAGTTGATGTAACTGTAGTAGTAGTGCCTTGAACGGTGAGGTTGCCTGAGATTGTAACTGCACCAGAAATTGTACCACCAGTCTTATCATACTTATCGCTTGTAAGATTAGTGATGTTAGTAGCATTGGTTGAAATGTTACTAGCATTCGTTCCGACCTGAGCATCAATCAGAGAATCTGCTTCAGCTAAGCTTTGAGCCTCATCAATGTAATTTGAATTTGTTTCAGCAATGTAAGTGCCATTAGCATTCAATCCTGATGCAGTCTCAATCGTATTAATTGCAGCAGCATTTGTGGAGACTCCGTCTGCATTTGCTTTCGCTTGTGCATCAAGTTTATTGTCTGCATCAGCCAATGATGATGCTGCTGATAGATAGTTACTAGACGTTGGTGCAGTATAAGTGCCATCAGCACCTAACCCTACCCCTGTCTGGGTGGTATTTACTTCGCCTTGAAGTACACCTAACTCTGCTTTTGTAGCAAAGTCATTCGTTATTGAGCTTTCAAGAGACTTTATTTGCCCCCCGACTTTCTCACCTATTTTTCCTAATATATCTGTAGCTGGCATTGTTTGTAGTAGTTAGTTAGAATTTCTGTGTAAATCGTAATTAAGTCCGAAGGTAACTTCGTTTCCGTATTCTGCTCTTAATGAATCAAGCCCTGCCTGATCCATGTAGTCCAAGTCATTCCAGTTATTGAATCCGTCACCTACCTTCATTCTCTTATTGGTTAGGTCTAGGCCTATTTCGCCCTGTCGTAGGGCAGGATTGATGGACTCCCATTGCTCCGCAGTATCGCGCCTTTGCAAGATGCGTCTTAATTCTGCCATTATGCTCCTCCTCCATCGATATCCAATGCCTCCAAGTGTACGGTGTCCGCAACGCCACCATCTATTACAGCCCCGATCAATTCGGGAGGCTCTGCAATCCATTGGTTCGTAAGACTGTTGTACTGGAGTACACCTAGGTTAACTGGGTTCGGGTTTACATCTAATAAACTCAGCAGAGTCTTATCGGCTATTTGCTTCTTAACTTGTGCAAGCCTTCTGCCTATCTCTGTGAGTATATTCTGCATCTCGTATATTGTAACCTATTTATATATGTAACGCACTAAGAAAATTATTGCAATGCAGCAAGAAAGTCCTCGAGTGCTTTTTCAGCATCGAAGGTAGATGTATCTCTTTGGGTTATCACAATGTCTGCCCCTGCACTAGGTGCATTTGTAAATGTTAATGTGTTTCCTGCTAAACTCACTTGGTAGTCAGATAGTGGATCCTGAACCAAACCATTAATGCTCACATCGTAGTTTGCTTCAGAGTCACTAGTCATATCAAAGCCTACAGTATATGAGGTTACCCCAGTGGCAGTTATTTGATCTGTAGGCATTACAGAGGAATCATCCTGCAAATCTGTTATCTGATCTTGTATCTCATTAAATTGCTCAGAGTTTCGATAAATGGATAAGTCCACAACTCTTTCAAGCTCTACTGCATCTTGCTTACGATTTACTTTCTCAGTTAATCTTGTAAGCACTTCAGGTAAATTGTTTTGACCCTCCTTAAATGCTACATTCATTTCGTAGCGAACACGACCACTCTGTTTCCTACGAGCCACTTTGTACTACCTCCGATGTCAGCTTGGTTCTTACACCTGAAACCTCTACAGTTCTACCTAATATTTTGAATGGCTGGTCTATACCTCTGAGGGTAATCACATCCTGGAAGTAATTACCCTGTGCAAATAATGGTATCATAACCTCATTACTTAAATCCTCCAGCTCTTGCTCTACTTCCTCTACCTCGGTTTGCTGGGTTGTGCTGAATGTAGATAGTTTTACATTAGCAATAACGGCGGTATCTGTGAACTCATCTTCAACATAACCACCAGCCACATAGGTAGAATAGTCAAATATGTCCGACATATGTAGTGCATATGACCTCATTTTCTTCTCCGAAAACTTGTCTTGCAGGTCGGTTTTCCCAAACTTTAATGTACATGGATAATCTAATCCATTTCTAGAGAACTCTCTATATGGCCCACGATCCACTTCGCTTGAACCATATCCATATCTTACAATTCTTGCCCCATAAAAATAAGTCTTACCTGCCTCAGGAGTAAAGTTTTCTGAATCAATAAACTTCTCAGGGGAGTAGGATATTGTGCCATCAGAATTAATAGTTTTAGCACATAGATGTGTACCCATTATAAATCTTCGACTATTGATGGCATCAGTAGGAAATAATGCAGTCATTGCAGTCATTGCAAAATCTACCTGGGAGATAGTGCCTTGTAGCAAATCGTAACCAATCATGCCCCAATCCAATACAAGCGAAGTTTGATCTGCCACATAACCTATCGGGGCAGTAGTTAAAATCTCTTGCGTCATTGGATTCTCAGCAGAATAAACATATTCGATTTCTGCATTAGATATAAGCCTCCAAAACTCAGGCCCATTCATATATTGTGGGAATGGGATAGGCTCTATAGATGCAGGGCTTACAACAAACACACCATTAAATCCGGCAAACATCTGTCGTTGCTCATCAATATTTATAACGGTGTGCCTAAAGTCTGCCACACGCTCACCCTTATATCTCTCCTCATAGTAGAAAGCAGTATACTTATCCCCTCTACTTATAGAAAGATACCCCGTCTGTCTGTAAACCATCAACTTATCACCAAGCTTAGACATCCGCAAGATACGCGACCCATCCTCAGGGAAAGCAATTGAATCAGATGACTCTCTTACCATTTCAAGCTCTGGGCTAAAAGTGTCGGGTTCTTTAAGTAATATAAAACTAGCTTTATCACCAACAGCTACATTCTGTGTGCTACCAGCTTGCTCATCTCCAGTACTTGTGACAACGCCATCCGAAGTGTTATTGTAAGCTCCTTGTAATACAATAAAGGTCTTACCCATTATCCAGTTCGAATTTAAAGAAACAATATCTGCATCGTAAACCTTTGTTACTCCAAGTGAATCAGTTACCGTCATGCGTATTGAGTCGCCTGCAATAAATGTAGAATGAGAGTAATCTAAAGCAGCTAACTCAGACTCTGTGAAGTAGTAATATGGATTATGTGTAAAACTCTCATATCCCGAGGATCCTGTCTCACGAGTCCCACCAAGAGGATAATCTAAAGTAAGGGTGATAATTGCACCATTACTCATTGCATGAACCTTAGCATCGTAGTTCTGCCCAAAAAGATTTGGTGCTGCCCTAGCCTCACGCTGATCATCTGCCAGCCTCCAGGACGAAAACTCTATTATGTGTGGGACTTTATAAGTTGTTACATAATCATCATAATCATAAAAGAACTCAGGAATGTCATAGGGAAAATTTGCAGCACCCATGAAATAACTGAAGTTGTTTTCGATGGTTTCATCAAAGTACTCAACGTCAGCAATAAAAAGCCTACCATCAAACTCTGATATTGTGCCTACTCTAACAATGCCCCTCTCTCTAAGTGAGAATAATGGGAAAGCACAGGGCCAACCGTCTCGGTAAAACAAAGGTAAATCTACACCATTATTCATGATGCAATAACCATCAATAGTAACAACCTCCCAACGAGTTGCCTCTAGATTATATTTATTTGCGATGCCTTGCTTTGTAGGACTGTAGCCTATTTTGTCTAAATTAAATAGACCTTCGGCAATCAGTACCCACTCCTTGGTATCCTCTTTAAATCTGTATATTTTATCTCTACAAGCTGCAACTAGAACCTTTACACCCTCTGACTCGAATTGATGTAACATACGAATAGGAGCATCAGAACTATCTAGCTTAGATACTTCTGATCCACCCACACTAAAGTTACTCCAACCCTCTCGTCTAACTTCCCCATCCGTTTCTCTGCGGAAGTTAATCTTCTCTACATAATTATTAGCACCAGCAGTATCTTGTGAATTAGATCCTGATATTAGGTTTCCACCATCTGGCACCATCAATGAGTAGTGCTTGTATGCTTTTTTCGCCATTATGGGAAAATATACCCTGCTTGTGCATATGCTGTATTCTCAAGTGTCTCAACTCTGTCGAGTAAACCTTGGTAGGCTGCAGTAAGACTATTATTAGATGCAACAAGATTATTATAAGTAGTCTGAAAGGTATCAAGATTAGACTGGAAAGTAACATCTTGCGCTTCAAGTGCAGTTGCTCGACCCTCTAAGCTAGTAGCTCGTGACTCTAAAGTGGTTGCCCTACCCTGCAATGCAGTAATATCAGAATCATTTGTATCTATCTGACCCTGTACGATTCCAATCTGATTTGTAAGTTCTACTGCAGCATCTGAATCATTACTAACGATATGATCTTGCAGTTCTTTTAGCGTATCATACGCAGCACCTGCACCATTTAACAAATTATCAATCTTAGTGTCGGTGTATGTATTTGAATCTAACTCAGCTTGAGTAATTGCAGAGGCATTACTCGATGTCTCTTGCAATGCTTCAGCTCTAACCGAAGCCAACTCTGCAAGCACATGCGATTGTGATGAGGCTATGGATGCAGAAGCATTAATTTGTACTTGGTCAATATTACCTTGAAGTGTAATTCTGCCAAGCTCAGCAGTTACTCTATTGGATTCAACCGTGCTATTTGTGTTGCCTATTGAGACTTCAACTTCTGCTCTTGTTGATGCAATTAATGATCTAACAGCATCGTCTTTAGCAACCTCCTCAGCCCTAACATTAGATATACTGACCTTAACCTCATTAGATGCAATATCAATTAACGGCTGCGTAATGCTCACCACCGTGGGATTAAATAAACTGATTTGATCTGTTCTCCACCTAGCTACATGAAACTTCTGATCTACCTCATCCTTATCATAGAAGTTATCAAACAATACTGCTTCTAAATTAAGGGTAACCTTATTCTCGTCAATTAATGCTTGAGTCTCAGCTGGCGTCATGAACAGCTCATCAAGTCCCGTTATTTCGCTTGCCTGATGCCCATGCACTTCAGCTGCATACTTTGGCACATCATCGAGTGTAATAAAATTAGCTATTGAAACCTTCGTTGCATACTCGTCATGGAAATGCACCTCGGGTGCTTTAGAGTTTGCTAGCTCTTCTAGTTGAGTCTCTCTAGTATTTAAATCAGCAATTGTTGCGAAAGTGCTAGGTAATTGATCGACCTTGTAATTAGTGTCATCCCACTTTGCATCAAGCATCACTTCGTGTGCATCAAAGTTTGCTTGCAATGTTGACATCTGAGTTGTCAGTTCTGCATCTTTTGCAACCCTCTCAGATGACATCTGTGTAATGCTTGCATTTAAGGTGTTAGATAGCACTGCGTCTGCATCTTGCATCTCTGCCGTAGATGGATGTGTACCCATGTAGTCATCTAGCTCTTGCTTTGTTTGGTCAGCTAGTGATTGCAATGCTGCCATCGTTGTCTGTATAGCAGAAACAGATTCGCCGGAAGCCAATGCTCCGCTATTAACGTCATCTGTTAAGTGAGCTAAACTATCAATTAGTGTTGCAAAGGATGACTCACCAATTCTCTGACCAGCTGAGAAGGATGATTTTAACTGAGTGCGACTAGCCATATTATCCTCCTAAAAGGAATCCTCCACCTTGGTCGAGAGACTCGACTGGATTCTGTGTTGAAAGCACCTCGGGCTTATTAACGGCAATTTTCCGCCTTTCCCTTTGGTAATTTTGTAAGTTGGTCTGTGCTTGCGATGCGTCATCATTTACGTCCTTCATAAAATGATACTTCACAAAGTAGTGAACGGCCAAGGCCGCATCGTCACCTAAGTTGGTTTTATAAGATTTTTGTTCTGCTGTAGCCTCAAATAAAGGTTTATATACATACTCTTGGTTATAAAGTATGCTTAATGTCTCATTATCCACTAAGACTGGAGCAGTATAAAATTGACCCCTGTCAAAACTAATCTTTCCAGGGTAAGTAGCTGATCTTTTAGAATGCCCACCATCAAATATTGTGTGCCTCTTGTACGCAGGGTAAATATGAAGCCTATAATACTTTGATGTATCACCATCATCTTCTGGTAACTGCCTCAAGACTACATCGAGTATTCTTGCTGACTCTACATCGAATTGACCAATCATACATTGCTTTTCACCATGCAACTCTAGCTCATCCTTACTAAACGACTCTTCCATGGGAGTTGTTCGTAGCTCAGGGATATACGCCATAAGGTCACGAACGCCTGCTACGACCATACGATCACGGAACTTTTCTACTCCACGACCCTTTCTTAAACCATCGACTAGTAAGAGGTCATTGACCGTATCGTTAAATTCTTGCCAAGTCTTCATTTCCGGCCTCCTGGGGTGAAGTAAAATCCAAGTACCATAGGGGCGAGAACGATCACGAAATAAGCGCTTAAATGTCCAGTGGTAACCATAATGGCCTGCTGTTTAACAGGAAATGTGATGAGTCCAAAGAGGAACTCGGTTGCTCCTTCTCCTGTGGGGTTACTGAGGGTAATGATTTCTTGGCTGGGGAAAAGGGTGCAAAGTATGATTGTTGCCGACAAGGTGGAGACGAGGACGAGTGCGAGCAACCTCCTTGTGGCACGAGTGAAAGCCCCACCAGGACCGCTATTAAGTTGTTCTTGAAATTTAAGTGCAAATTCATTTCCTCTAGCCTCCCTAGCTAATTCTAATTCAAATTTTTGTTGGCGACTATCAGCTACAGCACCAAACACCCCTTTTAAAACTGAACCCAAAGCTGCTGAACCGCCAGCAGTAAAGAACATTGTTACTAGCTCGATCATCTATTAACTCCCTCCACCTTGTCTCTTAACCTATCTAGCTCTTTCTCAAGGTACTTGAGTCTCTCGAATTGCTGATGGTCTGATGTGATCGGTGAATCTTGCATTTCAACTAAATGATCAAGGTCTGCCTTGGCTTGCTCAGTAAACTTCTCTATATGCATAACTCTTGCAGATAAATCGCCCAGAAGTGTAGACTCATGCTGTACCCTACCCATCTGCATCTCCATGCTAGACATTCGGTTTGTAAGCTCACCCCAAAGCCAGACCCCACTAGCCACCGCTAGAATTAGTTTCCCAGCAAAAGCAGCATTGGTTTTCAACTGAGTGGACTCAGAAAAAGATGCCTCTGACTCATTTTTAGTCATCTTGCCCGAAATCTATGATCTGTAGTAACCGCTTACCTGACCATCTACCTTAAACTCATCTAAGCTCTTAGTACAGAAATACTCCTTGGTTGTGCCTGCAATTAGGGTTTCACTAAAGTTATTAGCTTTGAAAACCTCGAACGAATCTATTTGTTGGACACCCCCACCTTCTGAAGCAAAACCTATTACATATGTGCTTAGGTTATCTATCTCGTCTAAAAGCCCTGCACCAATTGAGGTGTATGTCTCCCCTGATGCGATTAGAGATACAAACGCACCTGCTTCGTAGCGATCAACTTGGATGGTAAAATCACTATTTACACGTCGTATTATTGCTCTGTGCCAGACATTAAGCTGTATGTCAGCAGAAGAAGCTGGCTCGAACTCAGTTTCGCCAACACGCGCTTTTATGGATAGATCGGGTTTAATCCTAATAGCAGCAGCAGGGAAATTAATATCTATACTAGCTTTCTTGGTGTAGACACCTAATGGCTGTAAATCATCCTGTATGCTTTTGATTTTAAATAATACGGTATAATTAAGCTCAGGTGATAAAGGTACAACTGGTACAGTTGCATAAGCAGAAGATCCTGCTTCGTAACTTAACTCAACTACTTGGCTATCCCCAAAGGGTGTCGTTTGCATGTTAGTATCGATTCTAACAGTGGGAGAATCAGGTGCGATGCCAACGGTTTCTTCATCAAAGTACCTAGAGAAGACCAATACTTTTTGCTCGACCAGTATGTTATTACTAGTGGCATTTGTCATGCGAAATGACTTTGCAGTAATGGATGGCAAATGATCGTTATCAGCCTCGTAAGGCCCATGCACAGAAGGGTGTTGATTGACAAGCAAGTGGTTGTCCGTAACCCCGATTATAGGATTAAAATCTTCAGACGAATACTTGTCCCTCCCTATTGCATTTATGTTAACGGTATTCATTTCTCGCTAAGCTTTTTGTAAATGGCTATTGCCATGTAGATTGTCGTGAATGTTGCTGCAAAGCTAGCGGCAACTAAGTGGTATTCAGCTAGACCAAACGATGCCACCCAGCCGACAGTTCCGACCGTAGTGTGCTGATCCATTTACTTCTTACCTTTCTTAGCTTTAGGCTTTGGAGCAGGCTCTTCCTCTAATGGCTTTTCTACCTCAACAACATCTACCTCAATTAAATCTTTTGGGTTATCCGAAGAAGATGGTTTTCCAGCTTCGCTCTTTATTTCCTCCGCATAACTTGCATTTGGGTTTTTCTCCGGCTCTTGCTTTATTGTTGCGAAGTTGCGAAATGCTATTTTCTCCCCCCCGACTTTTTTTTTGTACCAGTCCCAATCAGCTTCAGATAATTCCATAACACCAGGAACATCTTTCAGCTCTTCAGCAACTTTATCTTCTACTTCAGCAAGACCTACCCAAGATGATCCAATGAGTACAGGTATAAAACCCTCATATCCGTTATAGTCTTTATTAGCATTTTCAAAATGTAAATATTTCATAATCTATGTAAATAAGACGGGAGGCTCCGCATACGCAGCGCCTCCCGTCCGTTCATGAGTGATGAGATGTGGAAGGCTTAATCGACTCAGAATGAGTGGGTCGTGCCACCCAATGTGAACTGTACCGAATCGGAAATGTTTTCCAAGATAAGGTGACGGTGTGGACGATCCATCATCGTAGTCCATTTTGTGGAACGAAGATTGAAGGTACGTTTCACCGAGTCCATACGGCAGCTGTAAAGACGATCAACTTCTGGATGAGGCTGTGTTCGTGTAACGCTGTTAGTGCCAGCGATTCCGATCTTAACGTCACTCCAATCAACGAGCCAAAGCATACGATGAGTTGAGGTGAACTTGGAAGCATCTCCTCCGCTGAAGACATCATCGCCAGAGCGTGTGCCATCAATAAGGTACTTCTGACCAGAACCAACATTAAGGAGGTCATCGAACATTGGGTCATGGAAGACAGCCAACTGAACTCCAACATCAGGGATGTCGTAAACGTTGTAGTTGAAGAGAATAATCCCGTTATGCTCAATCGTCTGATTGATATTAGCATTACGCTGAGTCTCCCATCCGTAACGGAGTTTGTAGTAGGAGTTGAATGCCTCGAAGATTTTGACTGCGGTCAAACGGTCGGTCATTACGTCGATCACCGAAATGGTGTCTCCGTCCTGCTCACGGTTACGCTTGAGGAAGTACAAGTCAGAGAACAAGGAATCAAGATCAAGAGCGTTTCCGCCATTGTCCTTAATACGACCACCTTCACGAAGAAGACTCTTGATACCAAGCGCGTTGGCTTTGTACTCGAGTGTGCAGTTGGTGTCTTCTGGGTCAGCAACGCCAGGTAACTGCATGTAAGTCTCAGGCTTCTGAGCATCGCTGAGTGCTTGGTTGTACCATACAGCACGATTCCATTGATCTTGGGAAACCTTGGAAGCAATTTTGTTTTGCTCAGCCAATGGTTGGTAGACCATGGAAGAAAGATAAGGATTAACCTTGCCAGACATGATTTGCTCAAGAGTTTTCTTGTAGCTATCGTTGACCTCACGAGATTCACGAGTGGTTTGCAACCAGTTGACAAGTAAGCGAACGCTCATGTCGGTTGGTTGATTTCTGCACCATGACTCATAGTCGTTGATGTTGTTGGCAATGGTTTGAAGAATACCTGCGGTAGGTGCGAATTTAGCTTGCTCAGGCGCCGGAAGCGTAGAGAAACTAGCACTTGCTGGAACTTCTTTACCAGTTGGGCGAAGAATAACTTCAGCTTTAGCAATTGTTCCCGTGTTGCCAGAGTTAGCACCATCAGCGTTGGTAGCACCAACGATCATGAACTGAACCTCTACAACTGCTCCTCCACTTGTCCAGTGGTTAACAATAACATATCCACCAGGAAGGAAGTAACGTTCGATGTTGCCAATAGGAGTTACCCAATCAGAGCCACCCAAATTAACGGTTATTTTATAATCACCAGCTTTATTAGTGTAAGAAGGATCATAGGCATCAGAACCTGAAGCACTTGAACCGCCCTCAATGGCAAAATAGTTTGCATTGATAACAGAGCGTTGTCTGCGCTGAATGTATGGCAAGATGATTGATTGCTCAGCAATATTTTGCTTATTGATCAATGGCTTGATGTTCTGCACGGAAGAAGTAAGAAGAGTGGTAAGTCCACGTTCTTCAACCCCAAGGGTTTTGGCTTCAGCAGCAGATGCAATAACTCTTGCTAGGTCGATTTCCTTGTTACCAAGTGCTTCGAACTCACCAGGTGTTAAACCTTTGATGTGTGCCTTAGTTAAGGTGCAGCCCGTAGAGCTATCGACTTTAATAATACGAGGTAGGGCGTCATAACCCGAACCTTGTGATCCAGGAATTAAGGAACTTGGCGAAGACGCAGTAGGTTGCGCCATTGCTGTGTTCTGATACCCAGAAGTAGTAAATTGTCCTGAATTTGATATTTCGTTTGCCATAATAATTTGTAACTTAGTTAATTTGGTTACAAACAGAATAGCGTCTTACACATCAAAATTCTATAAACGCTGATTTTACCCCTAATTTAATGGGGGTGTATCTAGAATAGCTTTCTTAATTGAAAGCCAAAAGATGCATTTTATAATCCCAAGAGGGACAAAACCTTGTTCTCTCCTTGATCTGAATTACCTGTTTCCATGGATGGCCCAGGTCTTGGAGATGGGTTCATTCTTTTTGCAGATTGTTCTACTTGAGGAGTTTGCGTATTTTGCACTGGAGCTGACTTCCTTACAAAACCAGATGACTGAAGCTCTTCCAAGCTCTTGGCTATCTGCTTACTCATGGAGTCACCTGCACGTTTAGCGAGAAGTTGCATCACATCTGAATCTGAAAAGGTATAGTATTTATTTCGGTCTGATTCAGGAACATGAGGGTATCTTTCTCTTCGCACAAAAGTTTTTCCTCCTCTTTTCGTTTTACCAGATTGTATGAATGCTTCTTGCTCTTGATTGATCCAGTTAGACAATCGTATATGAACTGGATTCTTTTCGTCAAAATCAACAATGTCAGAAGCAATACCATGGAAAGCTTCAATCATTTTATTTGCATCCCCAAGAACACGATCAACTATCTTAGCTTCTAACCCATGAGTCTTAGTAAACTGAGGATTTTTCCTAAACTGCTCCATAATCTCTGCTGGCACAGCTTTAGCAACTAGCTTCTTCGATTCCTCTATAGCTTTCTTAGCTACAGGCTCTGCGCGCATACGATGCAACTCTCTTTGCTGTTTCTGTATTTCGGGAGTTAGCTTTTGCAAAGCATTCTCTTCTGCCTGCTTTTGTATTTTAGCTTCCTTAACTTGGTTAGCATTAAACTGAACTTTGTTCTGAGCTAAAAACCTTTTGTAATCTTCATCCTCTTGAAAATCTAAATCAGGATCCTCTTGGATTCTTTTCTCAAGGTAGTTTTTGTGATTCCTAAAGAACTGTAAGTACTCGGCATCTTTACCCTTAAAGCCATCAACATTTGAACTAGCCCACTTAGCTAACTCATATCTCTCTTTTTCAGCATCATTTAAAGCACTTGTGTCTACATTAGTAGATCGTGGCTTTGGTGGTATTTTTGTTTGTGGCTTAAAGTCAGGATCTATAATTTTTTTCTTACGAGCTACTCTTTTCTTAGGAGCTTCTTTTACCTCCTCAGTAGCTTGTGGCTCTTCGGTAGCTTCCTCTTCTTGCTGTGGCTCATTCTCACCCACCTCTATATCATGCAATGCACTCTGCAAGCTACTGGGTGGAGTAAACTCTTCTTCCTCTTCCCCCTCCTCAGGCTCTTCCTTTTCAACGGCTTTAAATAAAGCATTAAAAATTGGATTAGAGGAATCTTCCTCCTCTACTTCCGGCGTTTCCTCTACATTCTCGTTTTCTTTAACTTCTTCTTCGCTCATAAATTATTGTGGTATCGGCTGTCCTTGCGGTGGAGGCGCACCTGCTGCTTGTGCAGCTTGCCCTGGGGGTAATGCTTGTTGTGGTGCTTCTCCTCCCCCAGGTAGTTGTGGTTGCCCACCTTGTTGACCACCTTGCATTTGTTGCATGATCATTTGGAGCATCTGTTCAAACTGTGGAATCTTCTCCTTCAATCCAGCAATGAACTGCTCGTCTTCCATAGATAAGTCTTCAGCCTCATCTTGTTCGTCCATCTGCAAATTAAGATCATAACCTGCTCCTGACATACGGAAGATTTCGTTAAGTATACCAAATATCCTTTCCTTCCCTAAAGCTTGGGCTATTTCTTTCATGCCCAATACTTGTGAAAAGAGTTGTGTTAAGGTTTGCGCCGCCTGTGTGTCCCTTGACCTTTCTGATCCATCTCTTCCCGAGAATAAGTACTCGTGGATTAAGTTCCTTGGGCTTCCAATAATATTCCTACCCTTTGGATTCTCATCCTGATCACCAGTGTCTTCTATCTCTAGTCCAGCATCGGTAATTGTTTTAAGGGAGAACCTTTGTTTCACAGGGACATTAAATTCTGTAGTGCTACAGCATACGAGATGCTCGTAGATCATCTTCTTGGCTGCAGCGCGCATCTCATCGATACCTTCTGAGATAAAAGCATAAATTGTATTAGTCGTGTTAGCTATCTCACTAACCTCGGTTGCAGATATTTCTCTTTGTGCAGCTTGCCCTAACTCTTGTGGAGAAAGTATCATTAACTTCTCAACTAAGTTAAGTAATTGGAATAAGGAATTAAGTGACATACTAATGCCCTGAGCTAATTCCCTAGATACATCTACTACATTGATTATGTTTTTTGTATCAATTCCTAAGTCTGCAGCTTTAGCTCCTGAGTAGAACATAGCTTTTGGTTTCTGATAGAAATTATCTTCTGCCAAGGATGCCTGTAAGTATTCCTTCACATCTTCATCTAATGCATCCTGATCAATTGTCAGAATCTTAAACATAGATATTTTCATGTGATGAAGCATCGCATAAACGATGTTATTCATTTGATCCTGATAAGGCATTAAGTCATGAGCGAACGAGCAGTTAGCCATACGATCATCATTCTGATTTATACCACCATATATGGCAGGTATGGAAGGCATCCACTCGCCATAGATAATTGTCTCATCAGATGCCACAACTAGTTTTAACCAGCAATCAAAAGGGTAATCCCCTAGCCCTTCGGCTTTAGGATTCAACTTCATGTAGATGGTAGATACGAACATTGCTTTGTCCTCATCCTCACCTGCATAGATTCCCTTGTTAGAAGTTCTGTCGTTGCCGAACGGAAACCAATCAGTCTTCTTAGGAAATGCTAATACCGATCCATCAAAATAGTAATCGAAGAAGTCTTTGTATGCATTAACCAAACCATGTAATGAATTGGTGTACTCAACTTCTCCAAGATTCCAATACCCAGGATTCTCACGTACATCTGAATATCGGACAATATCCCAATACCCTAACCAATTCGGCCCGAGATTTGTATTCACTGCAGCTAACGGAGCAGAGTTGTCCCAGAATGTTCTAGTGGGATGTGGACTAATAAAATGTATACCTTCTTTCTCCACAAATGACTCCATGCCGTCAGGGGATTCCCTCCAGTGGACTTCTCTAGTCCATGGCTCAGATGGGAACATGAGAGAGTATCCATACATAAACATATGCCGGATAGACTGCTCAAACTGATGTCTGTATCCGAACTGCTCAGCCATCATTTCAACACGTTGTGACAATACTTCTGCCCTAATCTTAGAAGGAATGTCAGTACCTCTTGCCTCATACTTAAAGTATGGAAAGAGATTAGAAAACCTAGAGGTCTGTGCCGCAACTCTTCGAGTTACATAAGAACGTATTAAAGATACTGAAACCTCATACAAACGCATAAGGTTAATATCTTTGATATCACCCTCATCATCATACTCTACGAACTTATCTTTCAGCTCAGGATCTATACCCTCAAGTTTCTGTTCGCATTGTTGGATATTGATTTTTCCTTGAGCATACTGAAGAAGAGGAATCGTAAACTTATTAATAGGGAGGCTGTCCCAAGCCAAGTCCACAGAGAGGTACAATGAGTGATTTTTGCATGAGTGATAAATCCCCTCGTGGACTCGACTTCGGACTAAATCTGTTAAGCGTTCCTTAATCTTCCAATTCTTGGAATCGCTTTTCTTACAACAAAATACTTCTCTAAGTCTCGCTTGGGTCGTTCCCGTCTTCTCTAGTATGTCTGGATGAACCATAAAAATCGAATAAGTTAGGGACGGAATCTGTTACGAAGTCTCCCATATATGTCTGTTCTAAGACGGTTAATAAAAGTGCGCAGGGTCCTGATATGCTTCCACGGAGATAACATGCCTTGAAGGCGGACATAGTAGTGTTTAATAAGGCAACTAACTCTTTCTCTGACATTCTTAGATAGCCCAATAATCTTTGTACTCGATTCCTGTCCCATATGTCGTTAACTCCGACGTGCCTGTAGTGATTTGTTATTAGAAGGGAAGCTGGAGAATAATCATTCTTCCTCAGCTTCTTCCTCTTCGTACTCCTCATCTTCGTCTTCATCTTCATCTTCCTCATAATCCTCGTCCTCTTCGAAGTCACCTGCCTCTTCCTCGACATTCACATCATCATGAACCATATCCACAGTTGCATTTAAACGTTCTTCATCAAGTTCCGAAATGGTTACCTCTAAAGTAAGCTTTACCTTATCTCCTGCGTTGATGCCTTCGAAAAGCTCGGCAACCTCTTCATCACCAAGCGAGAGTTGTAACAAGTCTTGCATAATACTTTTGTAACCCAAAAGATTAGGTTACTCAAGCATTTATTTCAATAATGCTAGCTGACTTCACATTCGCATACGGTGTGCCTGACTTTACATCGTAATACATAATAGGATAAGTAAGAGCATCGAAGGCATGAATATAAACACTCCTCTTTGGTTTAAGACCTAAATTTGGGTCATATTTGCCGTCCTTTTGCCTTTCCGATGAAAGATGCCTAACACTCTTTAAGACATCTGTACATTGTGCTGATATGATAATCTCTTCCTGTACAAGCTTAGCAATCATTAGCCTTACCCTACCCTCAACTGAGCCTTGAAACTTTGGTGCAGCTTTCATACGAATAGGCTCTAGATCAAAATGATCGCACTTTTGCTTAGATATCTCCTCAAAGTCTCTGACATCATAGGATCCTGTCTTTGCCCTATATTGATTGAACGCACTATTATCTGAGATATGTACAAATTTTAGCTTTTGGCCGACATGATCATTCCAATACTTCATCTTTCGATAGATCAAAGGAATTAAAGTAGTATAAGGAACTTTCTTATTTATTGTTACTAGTTCATCGAATACCGTCCATACCGACTTCTCTTTGCCTATGAGGCATTGCAAAAAGATCATAGCATTATTTACTGCCCCTGGGTCATATCCAATAATGACTGGGAAGTCTGGATTGGGAACTATACCTCTTTTGGCGTCACCGACCACATGAAGAGGTTTTGAGAAGTACGGAGCTAATATAGCGTCGCCCGATGGTCTATCTACCCACTCCCCCTCGAGCATTCGTTTTGCTTCAATGGGGTCATTGGAGACAGCCTCCATCACTCTGTCATAATATCCTTCGGGTAAGTTATCTACATTCTCGGCAATCCTTACATGCACTACATGATAATCTTTATTGTAATTACCATCTTCATCTAGGGGATTTTCGAAAAATCTTTTATACACCCAGTGGGATGGCCCACTCGGATTGCAAGCAGCGCAATATTGCTGACAGCCCTCGATTCCCTGCCTTCTACCTAACTGCTGAACTATTGCCTCGAAGTAAGCTGGAGACTCCAAGTTCGTCAGCTCATCTACAAATACATAGCTTGGTTCAAATCCCTTTATTCGGTCAGACAATATATTTCCAAACGGAGCAGACATGAGGCTGATCCTAGACCAACCACCATATCGGTTCTGCACATCAATATACGGAGCTTTCTGTAAGTCCATTTTCTCATCCGTATGCTCAAGACCAAGACCTTCTTTCCACTCGGGTAATATCTCGGTCTGCAATTTGTGCCAAACACCACCCTGAGTTGCTTGTGACTTAATTCCCACAACAATCAAACAAAGTGCGTTAAAATTCTCATAAGCATGACGAACAAGTTTATGTCCACCCAACACAAAAGTCTTACCCGATGCCCTTTCCCCATAGGCTAGAATGTATTTAGAAGTACTCTCGAATAGTTCCTGCTGGCTACCCGATAGACTCGGTGACCAAGGTTCTACATCTACCTCTTCTTCTTCTTCTTCATCGAATGCATCGATGAAAGCTTTTGGATCAATCTTCTTTAGCCTCGGCATTTGACATCTCCTTGAGCGGTCGGAAGCCAGGCTTCCTCTTGTCTTGCTTCTTATCTTTATCACTCATCTTGATCATCAAATCTAACCCATGCAGTAACCTATCGTAGAACTTACCTTGTTGCTCGGTTGCTTGGAGAAATAACTTTGTCTTGAGTATTTCCTCCTCAGGATCCAACGAGCCTCCTGATATATCGTCTCTCAACTTCTCTCCAACCTCAAACAAAGCCATGTTTTGACGAATTGCTATCTTTTGAGTAACCTCTAGGGCATTGGACATTAAACGTCCTATACCTCCTTGGAGGTTATCAAATACTTTTAGCTTCTCAATATTGGCAGGGTTTTTTAGCATTCCCTCAATATCGTTCATGAAAACTTCTTTTCCGTTGGCTTTCAATGCACCAAGAAATTCCTTGTGGCTTGGAGCTTCCGGCGGTTCCGATCTAGCCATCAGTTCAACTTCAGTTGGTGCGTGACCTTGTTCGCCAGCTACTTGCCATAATGCTTTAAGCTTCGGATCACGCCTAACTTTCTCACGCAAATTATGCTCTGCAATACCTAATTCCTCTGCAGCTGTTCCATAGTTACCATCATGCTTGCGCATGAGAGTGGCTAACTCATCAGTACTATACTTTCGACGTCGCGGCATTTCTAAAAAATGACATTAACATTGGCTTGTATTTCTTCACCCAATCAGGGCTAGACCTAAGATAAGCAAAGCTACCGTTTGAGGCTAGTGCATATGCTGAATTTCTTACCTGCCAATCAAACAGATCAAAGTTACATCCCTGACAGAACCTTTTAGCTTCACCAACCTCGATATCATCCCAGTTGTGTCGTTCGCTAAGTAATTTCACCTTATCAATATCTAGCTCTGAGTTGATAGCTATCTCTTCATCAGAAAGAACTCTAACTGCACTTGTCTTTCCGTTCTCATTTAGAATCCTCTCCCGAGCCAAAAGCCTAACAAAAATAGGCGGAAATTCATCAAATACTGCCCAACCTTTACGAATCTTCCTCATTACTTTTCTCCACTAATCTACATATTTTGCCATGAATAGGCTTGAGTTTCTTATATTCTCCTGATGGGTCTTTGATGTCACCAAGACATCCTATGGAACTAATTTCCCCAGTATCAGCTTTAAAACCCACTAATAAAAATGTTGAGTAGTACTCCTTCAGCATCGGCTCAACGTTGTTTAAAATCTCTTCATCCTTCACGACTTTTAACTATGAATCACTCTCTGTGATTCTTCAAGTGTAAACATAAAATATAGGTAACAATGATCAAAAAAATACTTAAAACATTGACTAAGAAGGCGTTACCAGGCATGCATGACACGCATGAGGTCGGCAGTTCGAATCTGCCATCTCCCACCAAGCCTAACTTAGTATCAAAGAATGACTTAGGGAGGCTTCCTGCACCTGACAAAGCTCACCGCATGTACCAGCATGCATGCGCTCAACGCAACTTGCGCAAGACTTCTTTAGTGACCATGCGACAGCGAGTTTCTGCCTTTATCACATGGATTGGCGATAAAAAGTTAGATGAAATATCTCGGAAAGATGTAAAAACTTTTGCTGAATCTTTCTCAGGGAGATGGTCAAGAGTCGGTCATCGCAATGATGTGTGCGTATTTTTGAATTGGTGTGGGCAAATGGGATGGATTAAGGAGGGTCAATTTTACAAAATTAAGCTTATGGAAGTTTTACAAGATGAGAATCCAATTGATATTTTGTCAGTAGAACAAGCTCAGAAACTGCTAAATGTTATGCCTGATCGATTCAAAGCTCGAACTGCGTTGCAGTTATTTGCAGGAATCCGACCCTATGAATCCTTGAAAATCCAAAGTAAGGATTTAGATTTACAAGGAAAAAAGCTGTATTTGCTTGGGGAATATTCGAAGCTTAGGCGCACGAGAGTGCTTCATGATTTGCCTCCAAATTTAATAAAATGGCTAAAGAAATATCCATTACCAGACTCTTCTTACAATGCTTACAGATTGGCTCGCAGAAGATATTTTGGAAACATTGCACATGATGCTATGAGGCACACATTTTGCACTTATGCATATTTCAAAATGGGGATGGAAATGACCATGCGATACACTGGACATTCTAATTATAAAACTTTCCATCGCCACTATTGCGAATCTTCTGCAAATGCAAAAGATGCTGAAAAATACTTCCGGCTAATCCCGTAGCTCCATACGTGCAGACTACGGTATATAACGTAGTTTCAACGTGTAAGCTTAATTTTCCGTTTTTAAAACCCTAGTTTTTATGCGGTTTTTAGCCGATTCTGGAACCATTAAGGGGGGGACTATAGGGGGGGATTAAGGAGGCTAAGAAGCATAGATATAAAGTATAGCTAATTTCTTAGGAATAAAACCATACATACAAGGGAGAGGATTTTAAGGAGAGGGAGGTGAGATGCTATCTGCCTCTAATATGCTGTTTAGAGGGTTTTATTGCCAAAGCATTGCCAATCGGTTTCTCGGGTTGGATTAAGTGACCTTTTATGCCTCTCTCTCTCAACATTGTCTGCATCTCGATTTTCTCATGCTGGAGTCTTATAACCTCCTGTTTGTAATAACTTGATTCAAGTAGTGCTTTATCTAAATTCTCGTTATTAATATACCAACCAATAGAAACTCCAATCGTTAGTATCATAATGGCGATCAAAAAACTTTTTGATCGATAAAATCCTTTAACGGGAAAATCAACCCAAAGTATAGGCTGATCAAATTCAACATTACGAGTTTCACCTTGTAGCTTAACTTCAATTTGGTTCATTGGTCTTATAATTTTTCTCCTTTGGTAAAATCCAAAGCGTAGCGTCCTACCGCAATCCACTTTGGAACGGTTATTTCTTTATCTTTCAGCATCTCTAATGCTGATTCTATCGCATTCTGAGCAAAGTTATTGACTGGAATACCTCCGAGCTTTTCACACATAGATAGAATTTCATCGTATGTTTCAGGCTTCACTCTAATGCCTATTGATTTTTCTGTGGTTTTATTCATCGGTATTCCTCGATTTGGGCAAGCTGTGCATTTAACATTTTCCTACAAAAACATAAAAAAATTATCAAGGTCAATACTTTATTTCACTTTTTTTCACTTGTTTTTGTGGTTTGCTAAATTATTTTGCATTTTGCTAATTTTTTTCTTTTTTCAGGAAACGATATCCGCTAAAGATGTAAACCATGAGTGAAAAAGTGTGTGGAAAACAGGTGAGATTGGCCGAAACTCTGAGTCTTAGCGAAGCAGCTAGGATTTTGAAGTTCGACTCATTCCGTTCTGTAAACGAACTGATTAAGGCAAAAAAGCTTCGTGCTTTCAAAACGCCTTTCAGCAGAAATAAACGCGTCCTCAAGTCAGAGATTGAGGCATTAACCGTAATGGAAGAAATTATATGAGTGATATTGAGACTAAACTAAAAAATCCTTTTCCAGCCAATGCAGTCCATTGGCGAGTCGGATCGACAACCAAAGATAAATCTAAGGGAACTGCCCTAGCCTACCTTAATGCTAGAGATGTCATGAAACGTCTTGACGAGGTTATTGGAATGGAAAACTGGAAAGACTGCTATGCAGAAACTGCTAGTGGAAGATTAATTTGTACCCTTAAAGTTCGAATCGATGGTGAATGGATTGGGAAAACCGATGGTGCGGGTGACACCAACGTCGAAGGTGAAAAGGGTGCTATTTCAGATGCGTTCAAAAGAGCAGCAGTTAAATGGGGAATCGGAAGATACCTTTATTATTTGCCAGCAAAATGGGTTGAAATTGATCAGTATCGCAAGATAAAGAATCCACCTCAGTTGCCTAAGTGGGCTTTACCAAAAGACATCTCAGGTGAGAAAAGCGCAAACTTAGAAGGATGGCAGTAAAAAGAGACGAGCGAGCATGGAACGGCGTTACCAAAATGTCTGGTAGCTCCGTTTATGAAAATATGCTCTGCCTTGCGAGATTCAAGGCATCCCAGAAGTTTAAGGATTACGACACTTCCGATGCTTCCGCAGGAACTCAACTTCATTCCTACATGGAAGACGGAGTGCCTCTTGATGAAATCATTGATAACAACGAGCGTTTCATCATACAGGAATGCCGTAGAATGGAAGACATTGTAACCAAGAAATTTGGGTTAAAGGGTAGTGTTAGTCGCGAGCCTAGGTTGTGGCTCAAGGACGAAAAGGATGAGTTGGGCATCCTCTCTGGTCAGATCGATAGGCTCGAGATTGACGGAGAGGATGCCTCCATTCTTGACTACAAAATGCTGTATGGCAATTACGAGGAGGCTCATCGGAATAAACAGCTTCAAGTGTATGCCATGCTCGTATTTGAGAATTATCCCGAAGTTCAACAGATTCAGCTAGCGTTGCTACAACCTGCCCTTGGTAAATGCACCACAGGTATAATGCATCGTGACTTAGGAATAATCCTCAAGGGATTGATAAGGGAGTTATCTATTAAAGTAGAAGACGAAGAAGCAGAGGAAACTGCCGGCCCTAAACAATGTAAATACTGCAAAGCGTTGGCTCACTGTCCAACAGCTTTCGAATACTTAAAAAATGAAACTAAAGAGATTGATATGGATAATATTTCAAATGACGAATTGGCTGAAAAGATGGGGCTTGTTGGCCTTATCGAACGTTTCGGCAAAAGTGTTAAATCTGCTACTAAGAGCCGTCTTGAAGCTGGGGTTGATGTTCCTGGATATAAGCTTAGGAACACTGGATCAACTACTTCCTTTGATGCTGCAGGTGCGGCAGAAATTCTATTTGGCTCGAATTTGCCTGTTAAGGAATTTCTACAAGCAGTCAAAATTAGCGAACCCGACTTGGTTACCATCTGGGCGGAATTTACGAAACAGGGAAAGGCTCAAGCTCGCAAAGACCTACGTCAGCGCCTTGAGCAGGTAATGTTTCAGAAAGCAAAAGCTAAGTCAGTAACAGCAGAATGAATGCATTTTTCATTAGTTGTAACCCACCAAGATCAACTGCTCAATCAACCAAGAGAATAGGAGTTAGAAAAGATGGAAAGCCATTTTCATTCACTACAGCGAAAGGAAAACAGCAAGAAGCCGACTTTATGTCACTCCTTATGCCGCATGTGCCTGAGAAGCCTTGCGAAGGCCCTCTTAAGCTTACGATTATTTATAAGCTTCCTTTTCTCTCTAATGAGAAGAAAGCGGTAAAAGAACGTGGCTGGGAATATCACATCAAGAAACCTGATTCCGATAATTTGCTTAAATTATTTCAAGATACAATGGGTAAGCTCCTATTTTGGAACGATGATGCCCAAGTCGTGGAATTAGCGATGATGAAGATTCGACATCAGCAACCTGGTATTTACGTACACCTCATAGAAATCGATGAAACGGATAGAGGTTAGACTTTCGGATACGGTCGAAGCTCGCTTGGAAAACATGAAACAAATGTTCGGCATGGAAAAGCAACAGATATTATTAGCCGCTTTTGCCCAGTACATGCCGAACATCCAAGCACCTGAACCGAAAAAGGAATCGAAACGTAGACCCAATAGCAAGAAAAGTTTGGGTGAAGGTAATAAGCCAAAGAACATCAAAGAGGTCATCGATTACTTCAAGCAAAGAAGTGTTGCTGAGCCTCTTCAGCCAAAGGCTGAGCTATTCTTTGATCATTATCAATCCAAAGGTTGGGTTGTCGGGAAATCACCCGTCAAACATTGGGGTTCATGTCTTACAATTTGGCTTAGAAATAATCCCGATTGGCGTCCTGTACCAGCAACGGAGAAAGAAACTATTTCACTAAATGATTTTCTATATTGGGCAGAGGATAAGCGTCCACCGATCTTCGAGAAATATCGTACAGCGAAATCAATTCAAGATATCGACCAATTGTACATCGATGAATATGCTGACAACAATAAGTGATCCTGATGTCGAGCGAGGTTTCCTCGCTTGCTCAGCCAAGTCGATTGAATGCTTGGATGAAGCTATCTGCATGGGAATAAATACAGATTGGTTTTCAGAGCCATTTCATCAGAAGGTTTGGACTCTTATGCTCGAGCATAAGGATTCCGAATGTATAGACATTGATGTAATTCTTTCCTTTAAAGAAGCTGAAGATCGTGACCGTGTAACATCAATCTATGAGGCTTGTGAAACCTCAACAGGTTTTGGTTCTTTTGTTGAAGCCTTAAAGGAGCAGTACATCAAAAATGGGCTGAAAAAGATTTCTCTTCAGATTTCCAATGACCTAGCTAGTAATCAGCAGTCTAAGATTTTGATTGAGGAAATTGATCGTGAGCTAACTAAGCTGACTATCGATAACCAAGAGGATGTTCGTTCTGCTCCTGAAATCATTGATTCCATGTGGGAACAGCTTCAAAAGCGCATGGAGCAAGATGGCATGAGTGGTATTTCAACAGGAATAAATAAGCTCGATCAGATGACTCATGGTTGGCAGCCCAACAATCTCATAGTGGTGGCAGCGCGAACCTCAGTAGGAAAGACTGCTTTTGGATGCGAGATGGCTCTGAATGCAGTCAAGGAAGGTAAGAGAGTTTTGTTCTTCTCATTAGAGATGAAAGCTGAGGCAGTCATGCGTAGGCTTATTTCGAATAAATCAGAAGTTCCTGTAGGATACATAGTTGATAATACTGCTCGCCCCGAGGATATCGCAAAATATCAGTCGGCAATGGACTGGATGAAAGACCGAAGCTTTTGGGTAGATGATCGTGGAAACATAAATACAGCTCAAGTGAAAGCAAAGGCTAGGAAGTTTGCACGAAAAGGACTCGATATGATCGTTGTGGATTACGCGCAGAAAATGCGACCAATCAATGCGAGAATCCCTCGAGAACAGCAAGTCGCTGAGATTGCAGGATCCATGAAAGACATCGCAATGGAGCTAGACATTCCAGTCATCCTTTTATCACAGCTAAATCGTTCGGCAGACGAATTGAATCGTAAGCCAAGATTATCCGACATGAGAGAATCAGGATCACTAGAACAAGATGCTGATGTCTGTCTCATGCTTTGGAGGAAAAACGATGACCCTGATGAAACAATTATATCTTTAGAAAAGCAACGCGACGGTGCATGTGGTGACATCGAAGTGTGCTTCAAACCAAAAATCCAGAAATTCACACCACGACCTGTATTACATTAATCATGAGCGCATTAGCAAAAGCAACATTCATGGGTCGCCTTACAAGCGATCCGACAGAAAAAACGATTGGCGAGTCTTCCCTTGTGACTTTCAGCCTAGCCGTAAACCTCCCAGGAAAGGGTGGAGAGAAATCTGCCCACTTTTTTGATTTTGAGGCATGGCGTGGAGCTGGCGAGTACATTGCGAAGTTCGCAAAGAAAGGTGATTCCGTTTTCCTAGAAGCTGATCTTAGGATCGATACCTTCGAGGATAAGGATGGTAAGCCCCGTAAGAAAACTAAGTTTGTGGTTAAGCCCATGACCTTCATGTTTCAATCCGGCGCCCAAACCCCTAAAGGGAGCGATTCCGAAGGAATCGCTAGCAGTTCGCAATCCAAAGCCCGTAAGCCTCAGACTGCTGACAAGGTAGAGGATCCTGATCTGGGTGAGGATGTACCCTGGTAATGGCAACATTACTAACAAAAAATATTTGTCGAGAGACTAACGTGGAAGATGGGAACGGTAGAAACTTGATAATCACAATCAATGCAGAAACTAACGAATTGGAGTTTAAGCCTAAAGGCAGAACAGCAAAGGCAATGGTTAGCCTTCCAATCTCGAAAGTTTACCAACTAATTAAAAACGCAAATTAATATGGCGGAAGAAGAAAAAGCAGAGGCTCCTGTTCAACAAACTGAAGAGGAAGCAAAACAAAAATGGGAAGCAATGTCTGTTGATGAAAAGATCAACACCATTGCCAATAACGCAATGTCTCGCCAAGAGGCATACCAACGGATGGAAGGAATCCTCGAAAAGGTACAGACCATAGCTGTCCGCCTCGAGAATCTTGAGCTGAAGCAAAAGCTTGAGGTTCAAGACGGTGGAAAGGAATAGTTCTGACTCCTTTGATCATTCGAGTGGTAGGGAGGATAAAGGCCCTGCCACTCAGAATGATCGAGGCTACTGGTCAAGTTTGAAGAAAGAGGTGGATGAGGCATGTGAATACTTTTGGTCACGTGATCAGATATGCGGATTTACCGATGACGGAAAAAGAATTGGTACAGGGATACCTAGACGGATGAAGCAATTTGCAGGAAGTCATGAATACTCGCTTTGAGATTCATCACTTAGAGGCAAAAAGATTCTTACTTACAAGTTTAGCAAACCCTCAAAATGTCCACCTAGTAGATTTAGACGAGTATGACGGCTATGGAGAATGCTCATGTGAATATTTTACGTTCAAGATTGGCCCGCAGTTAAAGAAAGGAAAAAAACCATTAAAACAATGCAGACATTTACGCTCAGTAAAGACATTAATTCGACAGAATTTACCTTCCCAAGATTAATTGGGCTTACCGGCCCGAAGGGTATGGGGAAGACTACTTTTGCTAATCGCATAGGTGGGGAAATTTTGAGTTTATCAACGCCGATCAAGCAGATGCTTGAACTTATAGTTCCGAAGATTTACATCTACGAGGAAAAGGAGAAGCAGATACCAGGATTCCCTGAAGGAATAACTGCAAGAGTTCTCATGCAACGACTAGGTACGGAATTTGGGCGAGCATGTTACCCAGATATTTGGGTTAATCACACAAAGATAGAAGCTAATAGAAGGATAAAAGCTTTTGAGGCTGTGGGGATAGAAAGCGCACGAGTAATCGTTGATGACATTCGATTCAGGAATGAAGCAGATATGATTCATGAGCTTGGTGGAGAAGTATGGAAATTAAAACGAGAAGGATATTTACCGAAGGAAGATAGTCATTCATCTGAGGATGGCTTACCTGAAGAACATATAGATAAGGAGATTATTATAGATGAGTAATGTAAAATCGGACTGGGGATTTATCTTACTATGCTTGGGGTTAGTTATGCTAGTGAGTTATTTGCTGGCTTCTTGCTCAAGTGTTAGTTGTGCGAAGAAATTATGTTGCCCGAAACCTGGGCATGGAAATTGCCCTATCTGCGAATACAAGTAATGAAAGATTTAGTAAAAAAAGTAGAGCAATGGCATGAGGATCGGAATTTGATCTTAGGATCAACCGACAAGGATCAGGTCTTAAAATTAATGCAAGAGCTAGGGGAGTTGAGTGACTCTATCTGCAAGAAGAACTGCCCAGCTGATGATATAGGAGACATGTTGGTCATAATGATTAATATCTGTAAGCGAAACTTCATTACCTTAGAGGAATGTTTAAATACTGCTTATAACGACATTAAGGACAGAAGAGGTGTGATGGTCGATGGTGTGTTTGTTAAGGAGGCAGACATGGATGAGCAAGTACAAGTCTAGAGATTTTTGTGAGGGGGAGAAGCTTCCTAGAACTAGTCAGTTGAGTATAGCGATGACAGTAGATCAAAAGAAGGAGCTGATGCAAAATGCTCACAGGAAGAGGAAGAGTGTCTCGAGATATGTTCGAGACATATTGAAAAAGAATGGTTCTATCTCAGGGCCGAATAATTGAAGAGAAAGGAAATAATATGAGCATGAGAAAGGTTTACCAACAAATTATTTCAGCAAATATGCTATCCGTTACAGTTGAGCATAATGGCTGTCACGGAGGAGATGCAGGACATGGAGGGTATGTTAAAGTAACACTTAAAGATGATGGGTGTACTGCCCTGGAGGTAGATGGTAAAGAATCTGATGGGGTAGAAATTATGCTTAGGGGAAGTACCGAAAGGGATACATTCATCCAAGCACTTATTGTAATACTCAGAGAGTTGCATGGCCCTATTTTTGATTTAAACGGCCCGATACCATACTTTGATGACCCTGATTCTACGGTGTGACTGGTCAGATCAAAATTGATCTAAACCAAGCTGAATGCGAAATAGTTCGCTTC